AGCTTGGGCGTCTGCTAAAAATGGTGCATAAGAACCTACACCTTGTTGTGCAAGATTGATTGCTTGTGTTTGTAAAGGATCTTCACCAGCAACAAATTTTCTACCAGTGAAAGTATCGGTATTTATTGGTGCTGAATAAGTAGCCGTTGCCTGTGTTGCAAAATCTTTTATTGCCGGTTCTATAAAATCTGCTATTGCCATTATATCATCCTTGATTGTAACATTTGTTGTTGATCATACATTGCTTGTGCTCCTTCTAGACCTTGAGAGTCTTCAGAAACTTGACCCCCTTGTTCTAGGTTGTTCATTAAATTTTCCATAACTTCAGCGCCTTTATCTATATCGCCGCCTCCTGCATTTCTAACAGCATCCGCTGTAAATACAAACTCATTCTTTGATAGTCTTGCAGGTACATCGTCAGCTCTTTCTTTTCTACCAAGCTCTACAAAACCACCTGTATTTCTAAAATCTTTTTCTTTGCCTTCCATATCAAGTAAAGGCATTATTTCTTCTGATACTTCAGTTTCCATAATCCCACCTTCTTGTTTGCCGATTCTAACAGGAACTCCACCTGATCTATAATCAAATTTGTTATAACCTGCTGGTGTTGTATATCCTGGAACTGTAGAATCTGGTACAGGTCCACCATCTGCCGCCATCATAACCGGTTGTGGTTGTTCCATGCCTGCACCCTCTGGTGCAGCTTGTTGCATTACTGCTTTTACAAATTGTTCAAAAGATAAATCGCCACCTTTGTTTTTATACTTAACATATTCCATCATTAACATTTGTTCTGCTTGAGCTTGACCTGCGCCACCACCCATATTTAAAAATGCTTTAGGTTGTCTTCTAGATATACCTGCACTTGTTCTCATAAATTCTTCTTCTTCATCTTCAACCATCATGCCATCAGCATATCCAACTCTACCACCATCAGCATTAGGTTGATAAAAATTTTCCATTACATATTTTTTTTGTGGCATAAATGCTAAATTCTTTCCGCCAGTTCCCATGTAATAATCTCTAGCACTTTGTCTAATACCACCGACATCTATAACATCTTCAATTTCTTCTTCCTCATCATCACCCCCACCCATTAAGAATGGAGCTGCGATTGCTGTAGCACCTAGGCCAGTTAAAGCTGCTCTTCCTAAATTAAAAGTACCATCAGGGTTTCTAATTAATCCACTTAAAAGTCCTGCTTTATCTGTAGCAGTTTTTGCTCTAAATAAATTTGCAAGATTACCAAACCGACTAAGACCTTGGCCGCCTGCAAATATACCTTTACCACCTAAAAATTTTGCACCACCTAATCCATAACCAAGACCACCTAATATGGCCATCTTACCTAGAGGACTTTTAACAACTTTCTTTAAAGCACGACCAGCTTTTTTTACAATCTTACCTAAGAAATAACCTTGTCTAGGGTCCTGTAAGGAACCTATTCCTGATTGTATTTGTTGTGGTTCTTGCATTCTAGATATGGCCATAATTTTACCTTAATTAATCGTTTTACTTTGTTTTAGCAAACAAATCAAGAGCTGGCATTACAATCTTAACATCTTGAGCCATCTCCTCTTCCTTAAAACCTCTGCTTTCCCAGTCTTTTCTTTCCTTAAAAGTTTCACCAGTCTCCTTGTGTCTATATGTTAGTATAACTTCTTTTGGTTCTATTGTTGGTATGTCTTTATTCATTAGTTTATTACGTCCTTTTTAATGTTTAAGTAACTAACTGCAAAATCAAACGAGTCTGTTGTGCTTGATTGTATAGTAAATGATGACCCACCTTCTACTATTAATGGTTGAGTTAATAACTCTGTTGTTTGATTTGCTGTTAATGCTGCTGATTTAATGGCTGTAATACTGTTGTTTAAAACAGTTACACTTGGCGTACCTGCTGATGTAACCAATAGTGATTTAATGATTATAGTTTCGTTTACCTTTGGATCACCTGTTGCAAAAACAGTTAATGCGTTTCCTGTTGTATCGTTATCCTTACCTACAAATTTATACTGGTTTACTACTGCCATTATTCTAAAAAGAAACTTCTAGCTTCTATCTCCTGTTTTAATTCTTCTTGAAATGTTGTGTTTAATTTATTTATTACTCCATCCAAATCTCTAACTAATGATTGAAATGTAGTTTGTTCATAATCCTCGCTTGCTCTAGTTAATGATTGTACAATTTTTGCCATTATAAAATACTTGCTAGCCCTCCGTATGCAAACGGTCTTCTGTTACTGCCGTCAATAAATCCACCATCTTTTTCTCCACCACCTGGATCAAATGGATCATTGTAAGAACCATCTTTTTGTTCTCCTGCTACACCACTAGAATAAGCACTATCATCTCCTGCACGAAAAGCTCTATTAGCTTCTGTTATTGTACGCTCATCTCTTGCTCTTTGAGCTGCTTGTGCGGCCCTATCACCACCAGCCGCTGCCGCTTTTGCTTCAGCAGCGTTTCTTTCATTAATTTGATTTTGTATTTCATCTCTCTCTTTAACTTTTCCTCTGTAAAAACTTAATTTAGTTCTCACCATTTTAGTCATTTGATTTGCTTTTAAAGCTGCAGCCACAGCTTTTGGATCATCCTCATCATCAGCTTCAAACATTCCTGTTTCAACATTAAATGTTGCACCTTTATAAGCAGATTTACCACCTATTGCTCCTGTAGAACTTAAAGCATCACTAAGTTTATCTACTTCTACTCCAACTCTTTCTCCATAATTTCCAAATGCAGATCTAGTATTTAATCCAAATGGATCTTTACTTAAACCAGATGGATTTTCTCCAAATACTGTAGGACCTGTGTAACCCATATTTTGTGCAATAAATGCTTGATCAATTTCTGGTAGGTTACGGTAATTATCAATTTTTCCTGCCAGCATTCCAATTATTCCTGGTTGAAATCTTGGTTCTTGATAACCATCGTCAATAATACTTTGAGCAGATTGTGGCGCAAAGAAACTTTGTACTTTACCCATCATAGTTTGTTCTCGAGGAATTGCCGTACCAGATCCAATATATTCTCCTGCGTCTGCTCCTGTTAATTGTTGATCTCTCATAGTATTAAAACCTAAAAAAGTATCGGAAGGATTATTAAGTCTGTTTTGTCTATTATCTACAGTTGTTTGATAATCTGTAACTAAATTGCTAGGGGAACCAGGATAAAAATTTGCGCCACTTCCACCGCCGCCAGTAAAAGCATTGGTTGCAGGTATTCCAAAGGTTGTTTGAATTTTTTCTACTTCACGAACAGGTGCTTTAAAAGGATCTTGTAAATATTTATCTGCACTAATAAAATTAAATCCTTCTTTTCTAGCGTTAGGGTTTCCAAAATTATATAACACTGCCATTATCTTCTTCCTCCTGGGTGTATGTCTAATCTAAACGTACCAAGTTTCCAATCTTGACTAGCAGCTGTATTAGCAACTTCTAATGCGATTTGTCTAGCACGTATTCTTACATCCTGTTTAGTGGTTGATGAGGTACATGTAAAACTAGTTGTTTGCTCAGCGCTATTTGGATAAATTCTAGTTTTAAATTTAACTGCAGTGTCTCCTGTCTGCGAAATAAAATCGGGTATAAATCTACTAATTCTCATAATAAATTCTCCATCTCCTCGTAAGTCCGGCATACCCACAACTTGTCCTGTGCTAGCTCTTCTTTGTGTAATGTCAAAATCTCCAGAGACAATGTTTGCAGTAATGGCTGTCACCACTCCTCCTGCATTAATTTGATCGGTCCCTGTTTCGTGTTCATAGTATATTGAACAACCGTTTGTATTTCCAATAACATCATAAGAATCATTGCTGCTATTATCGTAAAAAGTTGCATGGGGTTTATCAAAGACAGCAGAATCTTTCCAAGATGTTCTAGCTAAACTTCCTGTAGTCCAAACAGGTCTTTTGTTTGATGATTCTAAATAGTTATAAGTAACTACTCTATCAATCACATTTGAACCATCTTGTGGGTAAAACCAACTAACTTCAGTAAACAAATTATTTAATCCGCAATTAATTAAATCTCTTGATACGGTATTAATATCGTCATAAACATAGTCTTCTACTAAACAAGGCATTGATTTTAATTGACCATCGTATTTAAAGAAACCATTTTCAGACATCCAATAAGCTGCACCATCAACCTCAATACAAGCATTCTTACCAATCAATCCACAGTTAGTTCCAGCTTGTTCAAAAGAAAAAGTAAACGGTGCACCAACAAAACGCATTAAAAATAATGCGGTGTCAGTCCAAACATATATAGCATCTCTACCTTTAATAGCTCCCATAATTTTAGAACCTGCAGCAAGCTGTTGAGTACCCGCTGTATTGTTAGCTTTAACAGTATATGCATCAGACCCGTTAATATTTTCTTGATCCGAAAATCTAATAAACATATCATCTTGAGTTGATGATGTTCCGACTGTAGTTTCTGTGCCAAAAAATACTAAGTGTCTATCTGGTGTAGATACCAGTACATGTCTAGATGCAGTAGGTGCATTTGCAAGTAAAGTGGCTCTCGTATCAGTGGCGTTTGTTGGAGAGGAGTCCCATTCAAAACAAGCACCGTTATAAATTAAAGCAATTAATTTTGTACCAAAGTTATCTAGTACCCATAAACCTGGGTCTAACGTTACATCGTCTGTAGAAGAATCACCCCATGCCACATAAGACGAAATATTTAATACTGTTGCCCCATTACTGTGTGTTGCTTTTGTAGTTCCATTAACTCCTCTAGCTCCTCCGCTTAAAACTCCTGTAGCTGTATTGTTATTAGCAAAGCTAATGTCTTCTGTGCCAACTCTAATTTCTCCTGAAGTTGGAAAAGCTGTGGTATCTGACAACGTAATTGTGGTGTCGACTGTATTAGTAATAGCTGCAGCTAAAGTTGTAGAAGCAACACCAGAAGTAGTACCACCAAAGTTAGCCGTACCCCAACCAAAACCACCTAATTGTTGTTCAGGACCTACTGTATAGAAAATTTTTGCTTCAGCACTTCCTACATTATTGGTTGTGCCAGTGGTTTCATTGGCTGTCATTGTTACTGTTATAGTTGTAGAGGTCGGAACGGATGCCGCCATAAATTTTTTATCTTCAAAAGAAGCTGTGCTAAAACTAGAGCCAGTTAAAGTTGTCACATTATCAAGTAAAAGAACATCGTCGATGTTCATTCCATGTGCTGATGGAAACGTAATTGTAACTGTTGGTGATCCATTTACAGTAGAAAAAGTACAACCTGTTAAAGTAACTCTGATAGGAGTAATGTCGTAAAAAGTACCCCCTGAATATACATACAATAATCTGTTGGTTCCAATAGCAGCATACTTTACACCTTTATTATTATCAAAATGATGTAGTGCTCTGGCTGCACCAGTCAATTTGTCTTGACCTAATTGATCCCAACCACCTATTTTTTCAGGAGTGCCGTATCTAAAACGTACATTATCACCATCAAACCATTCGCCTTCAGCGCCTGTTTCGGTGACTTGTTTATTAAATCCTGGAGCAAAGCCTAATTTTTGTAGCATATTGACCTTTTATTATATAATTAAAGCTTTGAATATACTATATTTTATTATTTAACGCCATATCTTTAAAATGCGTCATACCAAATAGCTAGGGTATATCGTTTTCCCTTAGTGACCGGATTAACTTTATGCCAGACCACATCTTTAAAACTAATTATACTACCTTTTTTTGGTTTATGTACTTGTCGAGTTGAAGACATGGCCTCTGAATAATCAGAAGCGGTAACTAACTCACCTCCTTCAAAATCATCATTTAAAAAAAGTATAGATGTTCCTCTGTATATTGGATAATCTCTATGCCAATCCATACCTTGACCTTCACCCCACTCTACAACTTCCATATTTTTAATGTAAAAAGATCTATCTACTTCTTGATGAGAATAGTTATGTATAAAAGGAATCAATTGTTTAATAGTCTCTTCTTTATTTATTAAATCATAAAGTCTTAAAACTTTTTTATCATTGAATACTTGTTTAGCTGCATCATTATCTTTGTATAGGTCAATAAACCATTGACACATTTTATCATGAAATAAGTTATCTCTTCTCATATTAATAAGGACTTAAAAAAAAGTTAGTTATAGCAAATCGGCCCAGACCTTTATCTCTGTTTTCTGGAGCAATCGATACCGGAGTTACAGAATGCATGTAATAACTTGGAAAAAATATCATACGATTATGTTTACATTCTATAGTTTGATTAGGTTGTGTAAATATAAAATCTCCCCCAACAAATTTTTTAGGTTCTTTATAAAACCAAATAATACTTGTAAATTGAACTGTATCAAAGTGTGGTTTATATTCTTGACTGTTATCATAATAACTAATCATAGTATTCATTTTAGTAGCATTCATAAACTGAATACCTTGAGGCATGCTTTCTCTTACAAAATTATGAAACTTAGGAGTAAGGTATTTATTAACAGAAGTTATAATTTTAGAAAATTTTAAATATTCTTTATTATACATTGAGCAAGGGTATATTCGCCAACTGTTGCTTAAATGTTGTCCTTTGTCTGCAGCTGACCATTCTGCGGCAGATTGTAAATTTTTAGGTTGATAATAAAAATCTAGTTCTTTCCAAATTAATTTTTCTTCTTCTGGTGAATACCAATTATCCGCTACGATAAATGGAAACAAACCGTCCTTATCTACTCCTTTAACTTCTTGTCTCATATTGTTTCAAAGTAATTAAAATTTAAAATATATCTTTTCTCTACGTCAGGAGAAGGTAAAGCTCTATGCAAAACATGTCCTTTCATTACTAATAGTTTATTTTCTTCTGCCTTTATAAATTTTATGTCGTTATTATCTTTCACTTCAGTTCCACCATCTGTACTATTTAAATAATAAATTGCTGTAAAATTATTATTATCATAATCAGTATGCCACTTAGACTTTCTACCACAAAACAAAGAAGATAACAATAAATTTGCTCTTGCTCCAATAACAGCAACTGGATTCAAGACTTCATAAATATCACTTGTCAATATTTTATTAAATGTTGAGTTAACATCATTATTATGAAAAAGAGCATGTGAAAAATAACCACCTTCTACTTCATTATTACTTTTGTGAAACCATGGAAAATCTTCCCCTGTTACAATATCTTTAATTTTAATAAATTTATCTTTGTCTAAAAAATTTTTAATTACTTTATAGTTCATGTTTTATCTGGCACTCCTATAAACTCTCTATTATCATATTTATTTTTTTCAGACTCTTCGTTTTTATTATTATAATGAAGAAATACTTGTGCACAATTATCTCCATCAAAAGGTTCTCGCCAATGTTCTAACAAACATCCTTTGTATAATAACATATCGCCGGGTTCTAAATTTACTTGATTGCCCTTAAGATTTGTTTCTCCAGAAGGTTCTAAATAAATGGGCCAAGGATCTCCACCTAAGTTTAGTGTAGTGGATATTTCACAAGACATTCTATCTTTATGTCTATGCAGCACATCATCTTTTTTATAAATTCTACAATAAGAGTACATTTCAATTAATTCTTGTTCTGTTTCTTTTTCCATTAAAGGTTTTAATTTTAACAAAAGAGTTTCCATAACAGTGTCACCATATATTGAATAAGTATTTAAAACTTGTGGGTCGTCCCAAGAACCAAACTGTTTATTGTAAGGGGATATTAATTTATTTTGAAATAAATAATTAGCTATTTTTCTTCTTAAACAAATGTAGTCATATATAAAATTACTCATTTCTGTTGAGATAGCGTTTTTAATAACTGAATAATTATGAGTGTTAAAATGGTTCATACGGTAAAATCAAAGTTAATAACATATCTGTGTTTATATTTAATAGGAGAATTTCCCGCATGGTATTGGTGTCCATCAAAATAAATAGCATCCCCTTGTTTAGGTGTATTTTGCAATATAATTTTTTTATCAATGTCTTCTAAAGCATTATCTAAGTCTTCAGATTTATTAAATAATTTATCAAATATAAAAGTATCACCATCAGAATCATTTATATAATATACTAAAGTTTTATACGGTTGATTAAACTCAAACAAATCTGTGTGTGGTTTATTAAATAAAAATTCATTTCTATCTGGATGTTGAAATGTAAGTCGTAATCTTACACGAATAACTTTGTTAACTTTAACACCTGTTTTTTGTGTAAAGAAATATAAAATAGGTCTAAACAAACTCCAGTACATAGAATCTTGTTGTCCTTCTATTACGAGTCCATGACTAAAACCTATGTTGTCTAAAAATTTTATTCCGGCTGTCGGTAAACTTGTAGAATTATATCCAATACTGGGTGTGTAATAAAATGGTATTTCTTCTACAGTTTGTTTAAGTTCTTCTTGGTATACCTCTGGTATTAAATTTGTAAGTATTTGTGGTTTCATTTTAAATTTAAATCCGATACATAAAAATTATGTTTAATATCTCCTTTTAAAAAAGTATTAAAAGATAATGACACTCTAGTGTTAGGTGATTTATTAACATCAACACTGTGCCACACACTTGAAGGAAACAATACTAACATATTTTTTTCTACTAAAATTATTTCTCCTAATGTATTTTCATTTGTCCATTTTTTTCGTTCCCAACATAGAGGCCATAAATTAGTTTGAGAACTCTGTAGAGTAAAATTAGGCATGTCTTTATCTACATTTACAAAATAAACTCCTGATAACATGCTGTTAGAATGGTGGTGCATAGCATGTCTATTACCAGTCTTTAAAAAGTTAACCCAAGAATTAGTAATGTACAATTCGTTTTTACACTGCATGATATCGTCTTTATATTCATTCACACATTTTTGTATTTGATTTTTTAAATCTTTAACTTCAGGTTTATCTAATACATAATTGTCGTTAGAAGCTATGTTATTTAAATAATCATTGTTTTGATTTCCTGTGTTTAGATTTAATAAAAATTTTTCTTCTTCTTTATTTAACTCATCAAGTTTAAATAAAGCCACCGGAGTAGGAAATAAATTTAATTTTATCATTTTATTACTTTAATTTTTTCTATAAACGAAATAAGAATTAAACGCTCTTTATCTTTTTCTTGTATTTCTGACGAATGAAACATCTGTCCATCAAATGCAACAAGTCTATTGTACTCACCTGTAAAAGATACAGTTTTATAAAACATAGAATTGTTTTTAATTTTTAATTCTTGAATTTCTTTTTTCTGTTCTTCAGAATATTTATCGTAATTTTTAAAATAATCTTGTTTACGGTTGTGATCTAGGGGCGATCCTAAGCTGCTTTTTATATTATATAAAGAAGTGCCTGATGTATTGTTAGGGTCTAAATAAACAATACCTGTAATCATACAATCGTCTTTATGGACCCAACCATCATTAATATCATAATCATTTTTTTGAAAATATGTTCTTGCAAAAAATTCTATTTGAGCGTCTGGATAAAAACAATTTAGTATTTTTATATTAATAGATTCAAACAATTCATTATCTATTTCATGAATTGGTTTAGACCTAACCCCACGCACATAACCTACATTTGAATAATCAATTTTATTTGCTAGTTTAACTAATTGATTCGGGTGTTTAAAAATATTGTCTCTACTTGCAATCATACTAAATTAAAAGATATTGATATCCTTTCCTTATTATTTAAATTAGGTTTTACATAATGTTTTAACCAACTAGGAAACAAAAATAATTTGTTAACACTTGGAGTAAACCACCAAGTTAAAGAATTGTGTTGATTATATTCTTGCCATTCACAATTATCCCAATCATGTATTAAAGAATCTTTTGCTGGATGTATGAATATTAAATCACCACTATTAGACTCTGTTTGACTATAATATACTCCAGAAAGTATGGCTCCAGGATGTGTGTGTTCTATATTATAATCTTTGTAACCATTGATATTTGCCCACATGTTTTTTACAGAAAGATTTTTTTTAATCTTAAGAGTATTATTAAATATACCAACATGTCTTATTATTTCATTTTTAATTTCGTCATTTGTAATAGAAGATTGCCAACCGTTAATATTACTTTTTACCACACCTTTTGATTTATCTTTTATATTTAAACATTGAATTGAAATAGCTTCTGCATCTAGCTCTAATTTAGATTCATACACAGGACAGGAAAATAAATTATTAATCATTTCCAAGGAGGTCCGAGGTTCCAAATAACTAATGAGTTTCTTTCTCCAGTTCTTACAGGTCTTACTTGATGAGTTACAAAAGAAGGAAATACGAGTATAGATCCCTTTGGTTTTATTTGATCTAAAGTAACAATATTTCTACCCTCATGGTTATTTCGAAGATCTAATTCAAAGTCACCACCAGTATATTCACTAGGATCTGTAAGATTTACAGTAGCAGATAATTTTCTAATTTTACCTTTATAATTAGGGTGAGAATTTTTACCAAAAGACTTAGGCAGATCGTCAGAATGCCAAGTATAAAATTCATTAGGTTTATATTTTGTAAATTGAATAGATTCTGACCAATCCCAATCAAAATTCCAACCTGCATTTTTATTAGCTGTACGAATATAGGGTAATATTAAATTATAAATCCATTGATCATCTAAAAAACAAACTTCAGATTTTCTTATTTTTTTATCGTCAACTAATTTATCGTCGTGTCCTACTAAACCTTGTTCTAATACTTTTGAATTTCCATATCTTACAATATCATCACAAATATTTTCAGGAATAGTTTTTTCAAAACACCAATAATATTCTTCTAGTCCAATCATCCTTTATGACTGGCAGTATATTAAATGTATTAAAAATGTAAAGTTAAATTAAGACCACTGTCCGGATTTGACATACGTATAAACAGCATTCATGTCCCAAATACCAGATCCGTAAAAAGCAAATGGTTGTTGTGGTGATACCACACGTACAACTCCCGATCCGCCTTGTCCTCCTGGTGAACCACTTGAGTGACCTTGGCCGCCAACTCCTGTGTTAGCACTTCCTTGACCACCTGATCCGCCTCCGGCTCCGCCCGTAGCTAAAGTTTGTCCTGGAAATAATGTAGGAGTAGTTCCTGATCCTGCTGATGTTCCCGATGCTGATCCGCTTGAACCTCCGCCGCCGCCTGTGCCGCTTGGGTTAGCTGCGCCTGGGTTTCCTTGTGGGGGACTAAATGGAGGTGTGTTTCCTGCTCCTTGAGATCCTGCTCCTGGTCCTCCTGGACCTCCCGATCCTCCTCCGCCTGATCCTCCTGGACCGCCAGAATCGGTTGC